GTAAGCATAATTACAAAGTTGTTGTTTTTTATGTAGATTACTGCGGATATGATTCCCGAGGTAACCATTGCTGGCAGTGCAGTGATAGTAGACACTGGGTAAGGGAAAGAGGCAGAAGTAAAGAAGAGGCAATAGAGAAAACCCATATTAGTTGGGACCTTTACATAAATAAAATATAAAATCAGAATGCCTAGAATGCTTCCAAAATCGAAACTAGATTATTCCCTTGAGATCCGCTATAGGCTTTCAAATGGGGAGTGGTCTAAGTGGATGAATAAGGGAAAGGGCAGCTTTCAAACTATCGAACTAGTACAGCAACAGATAAGACTTCTAGCAGCCTCATATAAGGGCAGAGAGAAGGAGATAAGGTTCGAATGGAACGGATGCTATGTGACTACTCAGGACAGCCTACAGGCGAAGTAATAGCCCTTAAATGAAAGCGATAGAATGGCTATACGATCAGGAGTTTAAATATGTATTTCAAAACATAGGTAAAGATCTATGGGAAGATCTCAGGCAAGAGGTAGCAGTCATAGTCCTAGACTACGATCAAGAGAAGCTAGGTGAACTAGTAGCCAAGGGAAAGCAGGTCTTCAAGTTTTGGATAGTTAGGATCTGCTGCAATCAGAGCAATAGCAAATACGGGAAGTTCGGCAGGATGTATGCAGCCCTAGTTCCTGTTGAGGATATAGTCAAGTTCATCAAGGAAGAAGAAGAAATAGACAATAGTCAAGCGGTGGCAGACTCAATATCTAAAATCATTGAAACCCTGTATTGGTATGATCAGGAGATTCTCAAGATGTATGTGGAACTTGGTTCAGTGCGCAAGGTATCAAAGCAGACAGGTATTCCACATACTTCAATTTTCATCACAATTAAAAACATCAGAAAATGTATCAAATCACAGCTAGTATATTAGGATCAATTGGGATCACCCTGATCTACTTCTATATCCTGAACTTTCCTAAATTTTTTAAGAAAGTCACAGGTAGGAATTTGGTCAAGCCTTTTAGCTGTTCCTTCTGTATGTCCTTTTGGATCAGCCTCTTTTTTCTAATCTTAAAAACGGATCTACTATCTGCGATATTTATATCTAGTATAGTACCCTTCATCTACCTGTATGTGGAGGATCAATTCACTAATAAGTTTGAACTATGACACCAAGGGCAAAGGCTGATCAATTGCTGATCAAGTTTAAAATGAGTGAATGTACACATGGCTACAATGATGTGAGGGATCTACACGCTGCTAATAGATGTGCAATAATAGCAGTAAATGAAATAATAAATTCAAACCCTCATTCAAACCCACTTAATACAGAAGTATATTCAACAATGGATTGGTGGCAAGAAGTTAAAAAAGAACTAGAAAAAATATGACACCTGAAGATTTAGAACTATTCAAGAAGCACTTTGAACTCTATGAGTGCTACAAAAAACACGCATTCATTCGAAACTATTCGAAGACAGTCTACACGGAATTGATTCACCTATACACTACCTATGTGAACCCGAAGCACAACTTCTCACATTGGTGCACTGAATGTAGAGCAGAACTAGTCAACTACCTGTATGGGTGGTATGTGAATGAAGCGAATACCACCTGGTACAAAGAAGAGAAGGTAGAAGAAGTAGCTGAAGTGCCATTCACCACAGAAGAACGGGTGATTGAAAACAAGCCTATCAAGAGAAGAAGAAAACCAACCAAATAAAATACACATGGACAACAAACCAAAAACTAGACTAGGAAACGGGAAGAAAAGAAGTGATTCATGGATCACGGCTGCTATCTGTATATCTGATGCTGAGGCACACGCTTACACTTACAACGGGAAGAAGTATGTGAACTTGAATATCAACATCTATGATAAGCCGAATGAGTACGGGAAAGATGTAGCCATTAACCTAAACGATTATAAAAAGGAGGAAAATAATACCCCACAGGTTAACAAGATGCCTACTGCTCCTGCACCTGTAGAGGAAGAAGAATACAATCTACCATTCTAAAAAAACGAACCATGTCAAACTTTCAATTGAATTTCAATAGTGCAACAAAAGTGATAAGTGTAACCCTTGATCACGAAGACGGAATCTTTGATCTAGCTTACTTGTTTAAGAAGTTGCTAGATGATGCAGGTATCCCCAACAAGCTAGAGGAAAAGGAGATCACACCTGTAGAACCTTTGCAAGTAGCTAACGAAAAACTAGACTAATCATTCCCCAAAATTCCACACTATGAAAAAGCCTGAGAGATCCGTGATAGAGAAAGCTATTGTGAAGGCATTTGGTAACCTATCAGCAGCCTCAAAGTCATTAGGTGTAGATAGACATACCCTTTATAGTTGGATTGAACAGGATGGCTTAGAACAGGCTGTAATCGAAGGCAGGAATTCTAGGCTTGATTTCGTAGAAGGGAAGCTAGATCAAAAGATAGATAGCGGTGATACTACTGCTATCATCTTCTTCCTTAAAACACAGGGGAAGTCTAGGGGATATGTCGAAAGGCAGGAGATCACAGGTGCTGATGGCAAAAAGATATTCGAAGTTAATATTGTGGATGACAGCAACTAGCATAAAAACAAATAAGGTATTTCGCCATCTTGAGAATAGCAAATCAAAGATAGTAATTGAGCAAGGTGGCACTAGATCAGGGAAGACCTACAATATCCTTCTTTGGATAATTTTTTCATACTGCGAAAAGAACACAGGTAAGATCATCACCATCTGTAGGAAGACCTACCCTGCTTTGAGGGGTACTGTCATGCGTGACTTCCTAACCATCCTCAAGGATCATGAGATCTACTCAGAAGATGATCACTCAAAGACAGCATCAGAATACAGGCTAAACGGCAACACGATTGAATTCATATCCCTTGATATGCCTCAAAAGATCAGGGGTAGAAAGAGGGATTTACTTTTTTGTAATGAGGCTAATGAATTGACCTTTGAAGATTGGCAGCAGCTACTATTCAGAACGAATGAGAAGGTGATAATTGATTTTAACCCTTCGGAGGAATTTCATTGGATCTATGATCAGGTGCTACCTAGAAAGGATGTGGAATTCTATCAAACCACCTACAAGGATAACCCTTTCCTGGGGGCAGAGATCAAAGCAGAGATTGAAAGACTCAAGGATATAGATGAGAACTATTGGAGGGTCTACGGGCTAGGGGAAAGGGGTCAAAGCAGATCCCTAGTATATACCTTCAGTACTACCAAAGAAATACCAAAGGAAGCAAAGCTAGTAAGCTATGGGCTTGACTTCGGGTATAGTTCAGATCCTACTTCATTGGTGAGAACCTACATCCTAGATGATTCTATGTATGTGGATGAATTGCTGTATAGGACGGGCATGACAAATCAGGACATAGCAAATGAGATGAAGGCACTAGGGCTTGATAGGAGTAATGAAGTATTTGCAGATAGTGCCGAACCTAAAAGTATTGAGGAGATCTACAGGATGGGGTGGAATGTGAAGCCTACGATCAAAGGATCTATCAACATAGGGATAGACATCATCAGGAGATACAAGCTATTCGCAACGGAAAGAAGCTACAACCTGATCAAGGAACTACGGAACTACAAATACATTGAAGATAAAAATGGGCAGATGACTAACAAGCCTGTCGATAATTTCAATCACGCACTCGATGCCTTGAGGTATTCGGTGGTCAACAAGATCACATCAAGCCATCTAGGGAAGTACTCCTTCAGGTAGCGGTCGCAGATTGCGACTTCAAATCAAGATACATCAAACCAAAAAAATATATTTCTAATCATGTGGGATAAATTGACAGTCGGGCAGTTCATCAGCCTGTACGATATTGAGGCAAATTCAAATCTGAACATTATCGAGAAGCAGCAGAAGATGCTTGCAATCGTGGAGGGTAAGGATGAAGAATACTATGATGATTTTAAGTACAGAGATCTCATGCATGAGTACGCTGAGAAGCTATCCTTCTTTGACAATATCCCTGAGACCAAGCCTGTAGATTATTTGCAGGTAGGGGATAACAGATACAAATTTTGCTTTGAACTACACGAGATCACGGCAGGGCAGTACATTGACATCCTGGCTTTTAGTGGGGAGATCATGCAGATCAATAAGATTGCAGCGTGTTTCTTTCTTCCTATGCAGGGTGATAAGTATCAAGGCTATGGGGTAGTGCCTCATGACATGGTGGCGGATGATTTGCTAGGGGCGAAATTTATAGAAGTGTATAGCTGTATGCTTTTTTTTTGTCAACTATTCAGCGAATTAATCGCAACTACCATAACCTTCTCAATGGAGAACAAAAAGATGGCACAGAACCTAGTGGATTTATGGGAAGGTGGGGGTGGGTATTTAGCACTAAGCAGGTCGCAGACTTCCAAAACATCACAGTCAATGCAGCCTATGAATTGAGGGTGATCGAGTACCTGAATACCCTAGCATATTTGAAGGATTATAACAAGGATAAAGAAGCGCAGTACAAGAAATGGCAGTTGCAACAGAAACTCAAGTAGCAGACCTAGTAATAGGAGGAAGGAAACTCAAGCCTAGCGAATATATCGCAAAGGTAGAAGGTACGCTTGTGGCAAATGTCAAGAACGCTATGGAGAAACTAGGCATCAATCTAGTAGATAACCTAGCCAAATACTCACCTGCGGATCAGGGCAAATTGGCATCTTCTTTTTCAGTCATTGGAGTAAGCGAAACAAGGACAGGATACAGGCTTGAAATCAAAGTAGGGGTAGACTATGCGGACTACATAGATAAGGGTGTGAGGGGTGTTCAAAATAAGCGAAAGACCTATAAGAATGATGAAGGTAGGTACTATCAATTTAAGAATTATTTCATGCCTTTGGAAGCCTTGAAACAATTGGAAGGATGGATGCAAAGGAAGAACATGGAGATAGATGCTACTAACTTGATAGAAGGTAGACAGGTGCTTCCACAGATCTCAAGTAGCGCAAAAAGATTAGCCTACTATATCAAAAAGTACGGTATCGAAGGAAGGCAGTTCATAAAGAAATCAATTTATGAAGCTACCCCTGAATTCAATGTCGACATTCAAACCATAGGAAGCGATTCACTCATTTTAAAAATAAGCAAATGATCACCCTTGTAGAACCTAGCATTGATATTCTTCCTGCATTCAACAGGATAAACTATACTATAAGCAGCACGAACTCTGAGGAGATCGGTTTCAAGTATGTGGTAAAAGTCTACAATTCAGATGATGAACTAGTCACTACTGCATACTATGACAGCCCTGCTGATCCTGGGGATGCGGTGGAGTTCGATGTCTCAAAATATGTCTCTGTAGATTTCACCTATTCCAAGGGCTTCTATGAGACTGCTACTTCTTCAAGTTCAAAGAATGTGATCAAGGGATACTACCTGAAGTGCTATGAGTACTATGAGGTAGGTGGGGAATTTATCATAGTCACGGCTAGTGAGGTAGTGAGTGAGACTAAATATGCTTTTGCAGGTGCTTTGCCTTTGCTAGAATTGAAAGAATGGTACTCTGATCAGGCGCAGTATTGGGGATCTAGTAACAGCGTTTACAAGCCATTGACGGCATGGGATACTATTAAGGTAAGGGAAACAGATGCACAGGTATTTGGCTTCATTAATACGGGGCTTTTGACCAATGTAGAACTATTTGTGACCTATTCAAACGCAACCACTCAGACCTACTATATCACCCCTTCGGCAGTTACTAGTCCCCATGTAACCTATGTACAGATCACCCCAATGACCTATGGATCAGGGGTAGTATCTATTCAACTATTTGTGAATTGGAATAACGGATCTGCAAGAAGGTACAAATTCGCTACCCTATACACCCAATCCTGCGGAAGATATGATCCTATGCGGATAGCCTACCTAAACAAGTACGGAACTTTTGATTTCTTCAATTTTGACCTAGTGAATAAGACTAGTTTTCAGATTGAAAAGAAAGGCTATGAGAGAAACTACAGCGGTGATATCTATGAGGCTAATGGGGTAGTGGTGAAGAACATCAACCCGATCTACTACACCAAGGAAACGCAGAATTGGAAGATCATTTCAGACTATTTGAATGATGCACAGGCGGAACTTCTACGGGAACTATACTCTAGTCCTTTGGTCTATTTGAACCTTGTGAATGACAACTATATCAGCCCTTCTTGGATTCCTGTCAAGCCTTCAGCTAGTAGCTATGAGGTGAAGAAGACGGCTTCAGATAAGGTCTTCAATATTGAACTAGATGTAGAATTCCAAATCATAAACAATCGACAGGTAATATGAGCGCAAGGCTATTTGTAGAAGGTATAGAAGCGGATACCCTAGGGGACATAGATGTAGAATTCACCTTCTCTGTGGCTGATGTTACCGACATTGAGAGAAGAAATACTTCCTATTCCAAGACTATCACCCTGCCAAACACGGCAAAAAATCAAAGCCTTTTCGGGAATATCTTTGATATATCGGTGAATAATGACTTCTATGAAGAGGATGTAAACATAGGGGTAAACTTCAACCCTGCCAAGCAGGCACAGGCACAGATCTTCCTTGATAATGTCAAGAT